ACGTCAACCTTACCTGTAGTCATGAAGAGCATCTTTAACTCTTCCTCAAACGCCCTAGCTTGCTCAAGAGCCATCTCAATCTGGAGAGCAGTCCCCATGTTTGAGCCTTTGCCCTTCTTAGCCTCAATCAATGCTTTAGTAGCGGTACTCTTGGCATCGAACATCTTGCCAATCATCGGAGCAAGAGAACCTAAATCATTGGCGACCTTACTCGCCTTCTTAACCATCGAAATAGCTTGCTGAATGCCAGCAAGTGCTGTCATCGGATCAATCATTTTTTCTCAATCCTTTCCCATTTAAGACAGATAACCCTTCGGTTATATACGTCTCCAACCCAAGTCCATTTAATACATCGGTACTCTATGGTTGCCGCCATTAGACGATCACGGAAAACACCAAACAATAATGTAGCTACAAAAAATGACAAAACAAGTGACACAAACCGCAGCAACAATTGCTTCGGCATAGTCTCTCACCTTAGTCGCCAATGATTCCAGTGGCACTTCCAACGGCAGCAGCGCCAGTTAGCAACCCAGTTTTGGGTCTTTGCGCTCTCTTGTTTAGTTCTCGCAAGATTGCAGTCTGTTCTACAGGATCAACAGTAAACAAGCGTTTTTGCAGAGCCTCTGAACTTTCGCTACTTATACCTTTTGCTCTTGACAACATGGCAGAGCCACCCGCCCGTAAAAGACTAACAAGATCGCCACTTGCACTTGCTTGCGCAAGTGAACCAAGAAGGTTAGATTCTTCACGCACCGCCTTGTTTTCATCTGTACGAGAGCCGCCAAGAACACGTTGCTTAGTTTCAGCTTGCCGATTCAATCCTTTTACATATTGAGAAAACTCAGTATATGAGGCTTGATCTGGGAAAGCATTTCTTAACAACAGTTTTTGATTCTCTGATTTAAAGATTTGTTTCGTGAAATCACCACTCTTGTAATCTCCAAGACGTTCATTGATGTTAGCCATTACACCCAAACGAAACGCCTCCTTCTCATCAGAGGTTAGTTTTTTAATGTTAGATGCAGCTTCTGCGGGGTTTAGTTTCTGATAGTCTTCACCCATCTTGAAAGCATTTTTAATGCGTTCAGCATCAGCAAACTCAGCGTTAGCTTTCTTGTAATCAGGGTTTAGGTCTTTTATAAGGTCATTAAACTCATTCTTGACTTTAACGACATCACTTCCATAGCCAGACATCTTTTTTGTTATGTTGTCTGTTTCAGCGTCAACAATGCGGTCAAGACCCATTTTGATTTGATGCAAAACATCAGTAGGAACTGATTGAGCATTGCGAATAGAAGCAAGGTCTGGCAGTTTTTGACCATAAACATCTGCTCTTTTAACGGCTTCTCCATAGGCTTTAGTAAAGACATCTCTGTCAATGAACTTTCTAAATGGCACAGCATTGATGGCTTTGCTATAGGCTTCTGGATATGCTTGAGAAGCAAGTCGTGACTGATTTGCAGTTAATGCCTCTAGATACTCAAAACCATTGACGTTTTTAGCTAGACCTGCCTTTTCGACTAAGCCTTTTACTATGTCATTGGGCTGGTCAATAAGACGATTTTCAAGGAATTCTTTTGTAGTACCCTTGGCTGCTGATTGAACAGTGTATGCGCTATATGCTAAGTCGTTCAGGCTTTTACCTAAGTCAGCAATGACCGGATTAGGAACACCAATACGACGCAATTCATCCAATGCTTGTTGAGCTTCTGTTGGAGAAAGATTGTCTTTCTTGAGGTAGTTTGCCAACATCTTTGATGCAGCAGCTTCTTGATCTCCAATCCCCGCAGAATTCATCACATTCTTAATTAACGTCCCTGCACCCTTTACAACAATTGGCACAGACCCACCCAACAAACCGCCAAATGCTCCACCCATTGCGGTTTCTGATCCTTCATCCTTCTCAGCAAAACCATACCCAGAGGCCGCACCTGTGGTTGCTCCAATTGCAGTACCACGGGCAATTTGTCCTTTTACAGTCTGACCTGTAATCAATGCTTGAGTGGCAGGGGCAAGTTTCGCTACTTGTTTGGCAATACCTAATGGCGCAATCAAGCTGCCACCAACCTCTAAGCCAGTTTTAGCAATGGGCATATCCATGCCAAATTGTTTCTGTTGTTCACGCAAAAGATTGCGTTGTTTCTCATACTCAGGCCCACTAATCGAGCCAGTTCTAAGTGCCGCCTCAATTTCATCAAGTGTTCCAAAGGTCAAGCCTTGACCAACAGACCTAGCAGCCTCGGCTACTCCTGAGTAAGCTACAGGCGAACCAAGGACTGATTTAAATGCCTGTGGTTGGTCAGCAATGGGTGCATCTTTGTAATCAGCCATTATGGTTTAGTCCTTCTTTGTCCTTCGGGGTCAATGAATACTGTTCCTGATGGAAACTTTGGATTCCTTAGAAACCTTTGATAATCAGCGTTGTCAATAATTTGAACATCAAATTTAGGAACTTCAATTGCACGTTCAGGTTCAGGGAAATTAGCATTCTTTCTGCGTCTTAACACGTCATCAGAAGCGTTCTGAGTACGTCTGACATTGATTTCAACCAAACGCCTCATTGCCGCTGCTGCTGCTTGTGGAGACTCTGAACTTTCAAGTTCTTTTGCCGCCCTTACAGCATCACCTTCAGTTTGTGTACCTTTGTTTAAACGCAAACTCTCATTGGTCAAAACCTTCAAGAACTTATCATAGTCTTCTCTAGCAAGAACATCTGGATCATTTGAACCAACAATTTGTCTTGCCCTAATGCTTGCTTTGTCTTTTAGACCAAACTTGATTTCGCCAGACTTGATTCTATTGATGAAGTTGTTAGCATCAGATGCTAAATTTGTTGCGGCAGTTGCAGTTCCATAATCCGCTTCCTCATCTTTTGCAAGATAACTTGGCAATGGCTTAGTTCTAGCAGTTTCTGCTTTACGATCTGCTTCTGCTCTCTTCATGTCCTGTTGGAACGCAATGTTCTGCGCTTGCAATGCTTGATTGCCTTGTTGAATCAAAAGGCTTTGACGAGAGTTCTCAAGACCTTGAGACCTTAATGAGGCTAGTGTGTCTTGATTGTTTTTAATCTGCGCTTGGTTTTGTTCAAACTGGCTAATTCGCTGAGTCATCTCAGCCAACTCTCTAGCTTTTACATCAACTTTTTCAGGATCAAGAATTCCTTTTTCAAGACTAGTTGAATACTGTTTTGCAAGTGTTTGAACAGTCTTTGGAATGGTTTGATCGTCAATAAACACCTTAAATGGATTATCTTCTAGAGCACCCATTGCCCCAATCCTGCGGAGATCAGGAATAACTTTAGCAAGCTGAGAGATTGCTGCCTGTCCTTGTGGGAATGACAACAGTCTATTCTTCACCTCTTCATTGACGCTACCATCTGGGTTTTTCAGTTGTGTTACTAAACTTTGAGCAAGGGCATCAAGACCGCTTGCTTGCATTCTTTGACCACGTTGAGCCAAATAGTCCTCATTCTTCATGGCTTGCATTCTGGCTTGAGTACCTTGCTCACGCAAAGCATAGGCGGCCTCTGCATCACCACTTTGCAATGCAATTTGTGCAGCTTGAAGATATGAGTCCGGATTGCTTGGGTCAATCATTCCTAACAATTGCTGACGTTGCGTAATACGCTGAAGTTGTGGGTCTTGAATTCCCATAGCACCCGCAAACCCACGACCTAGTTGACCGACACTAGCCTGAAGTCCTGCTTGAGCCGCAGCACCAGGCGATAGTTGTGCCAGTGCAATTCCACGATTTAAGTCTTGCCCATACTGTTGGTTTTGATACATTTGTGGAGTCAAACCAAAAAGACCCTCTACGATGCTTGCCATGATGATTCCTTAGAAGTAAAGCGAACCGAAATATTCGCCTGTAGATGGGTCTATACCAGTTCCATATTGACCATAACTAAATCCACTTGTTGCAGGTCTTGTATTAAATAAACCACCAAGCGTGTTACCTATTACTTGACCAAACTGAGCGTTAGGATTTCCCGCAGCAGTTAAACCTTGAGCCAATAGGTTGCGTGTTGCATCAGCACTTGTTGCTAAAGCAGTACTCAATTGCGCTCCTTTTAAGCCAAGTTGACCAACATTGAATCCTGCTTGAGAACCAATCTGTCCCAAGTTAACACCCATGTTGTATGGTTGTTGACCCAAAGTCTCCAAGGTTTGTGCTTGTCCCAAAGCAGTTGTGTAAGGTGCATAAGCGGCTTGCTGACCACCATAGTATTGACCCATAGCTTGTGAGCCTTGACCAAGCAATCCTGCACCAAACAAAACATCCCTCTGACCCGCTTGTTGAGCATTAGCAGCCAATTGAGCTTCTTGAGTAGCCCTTGCGTTATACAGAGCTTGCAGTTCAGGAGTAGTAGCACCCATAGTGCCACCTTGAGCCACAGATAGACCACCACGACCTTGTTGTTGGAGTCTGTTTTGCAAAGTAGCTAACTCTTGTTCTCTGCCTGGTTGCAACAAAGCCATCTGTTGATTTAGATAGTTCTGTGCAACATCTTGCGGAGATTGAGCCAAATATTGATTACCAAGACCAAACAACCTTTGTGCGCCTGTTTGAAGAGGTGCAAACTGTGATTGTGCTTGTTCTGCTTGTGTCAAACCTTGATTAGACAAAGCCATGAAACGATCTTGTTGGGCTTTGACATCAGGTGTTAAGTTGTAACCAGCACTTGATAACCTTCCCGTTACAGGATCAAAACCAAACTGAGAAGTTCCAAACCTTGTGGTCATGCCAATAGGTCTAAACTGAGCAGCATCTTTTGCCGCTTTTGTTTCAGCATCAATCATTGCTTGCGCTTTAAGAGCCGCATCTCTTGATGTTTGCATCTGCAATAGGTTGCCAGCAGTACCTAAACCACCAGAAATCAAATTAGGCAATCCTGATAGCAAACTTGATAATCCTGCAGAACCAAGAGTGTTTAATAAAGGATTAGATGTTGTTGTTTGCTTTGGTATTTCAGGCAATGTTAATGGTGAACTTGGTTGAATCAACGGAATTGTTGCAGCGGTAACATCGTCAGTAATGCTAGATGGTCTTGGAGCAGTAACATTTAGAGTTGGAATCGAACTAGCAGGAATTGTTGACGCAGCAACTGATGACAAAGAATTAACTACTGAAGGAATAGAACTTGAATTTGCACTTGTAATTATTTGTTCAGCAACACTACTGGTAATGTTTGGCGATACAGAAGATACAGCAGTAACCAAATCATTAGTAGTTAAGTTCTGACCACTCGTAATCAATACTTGAGCTTGAGTTTGTGCTTGTTGCAGAGTTACGTTTGGTACAGTCGCAAGAATTGCATTTGTAATCTCTTGCGCAGAAGCTGGTCTGTCTGCTGTAATTTGAACATTTGCTAAGTTAGCGTTAGTTCCTAAATTAGAAGCAAGCTGATTAGCAACCAAGTTTAATGTTGCTTGATCTACCATTTGTGGTTGTGCCGCACCAGTTACATTTACAGTACCACCTTGCGTTACTGGAGTAGAAGTTGCAGTAGAAGTAGTTGTTGGAGCAACAACACTACTTAATAAACCACCTGTACTAATTGCAGGAGCAGCAGTACCCGTAACATTTACAGCACCAGGTATTGGCAATGTTGATGCTGCAGTACCTGTTAAAGAATTTAACGCTCTTTCAATAACAATATCGCCATAGCCACCAGCCGCCAAAGTATCAGCAATTTGAGTAGTTGATAAACCTTGGCTTGCTAAGTTCTTGGCATCTTGAATAGCAAACTGACGCTCTGTCAGTCCAACGTCAGCAGTAGAACCTGTAGCAAGATAGTTGTCCAATGCAGATGCACCATAAGAAGCCGCACCACCAAGCAAAGCACCTTTAAGAATATCTTGTCCTGTGCCACCTGCTATTGCAGTTGTTCCACCACCAATGGTTGCGCCTGTAGCACCAGCCAAAGCAGAACCTGTCAAGCCAGTAGCTCCACCTAATAGACCTGAGATAAAAGGCAGACCAACAGTAGATGCCGCTAATCCAATCACAGGAGCAGCCGCAGCCAACAGGCCACGATCACCACCACCTGCAAAAGTACCTGAGTCAATTACTTCGCCAGTTGTCGGGTTGTATGTCTCCCAATTAGCTGTGTTGTTTGGATCAACTCGTGTTTGGTAAACTACTTGTGGAACACCTGCAATCTGTGCCTCAATGTCATCGCCTTCAATCACAGTTCCACGAGCAGTAGGAATTGCTCTAGCCAATGACTGAGCAACAACAGGAATATTAGCGGCCTGAGTAATAATTGGAGGAGTTACAGGTACAGTGTTTGATTGATAGGCTTGCGTAATTGCTTGAGGTGCACTAGATGGAACTTCATTCTTAAACTGTGATAAAGCATCAATAACAGATTGGTTATAAACCGCTGTGCCTTCAGCATTGGTATGTAAAGCATCTATCAACAATGCTTTGTTTTGCAGAATCTCACCTTGAGTACCAACTAAAGCAACATTAGAGTTAGCTTTGGCAACATCTGTGAATATCTGGTCAACTTTAGGATCAAACTTATTATTGATTACATCGTCAACAGACTTGGCATAAGGTGAGCCAGTAAGAACAACATTAACACCTTGTTCACCAAGAGTCTTAACAATCTGGTTTAAGTTATCTTTAACAACCGCTTTGTCTACGCCAGTAATAAAGTCAACACCACCTGCTTGCAAATAAACAGTAGCGTTAGGATCAAATTGACCACCACCCGCTAAGTATGTATTTAATTGTTTGAGCGTGTCTGTAGTAGTCGATCCTGCAACTGCATAGTTAGCCGTTTGCTGACCAGTGGCTTCAGTAAGTTGATTTTGTAATGCAGTATTAGAGCTATTCCAACTAGCACCTGCCAAAATATTACCACTCAGTAAGCCACCAGAAGCACCACCTGTAGCATTGGCTACGTCTTCACCTGAAATGCCATACTGACGCATAGCCGCTTGAGTAGCAGCAGCATCTGGGCTTGCAGCAAGAAAATCACGAATGGTTGCGTACAGGTCTTCCGCAGAACCACCTGTGTTCATTCGATAACGCATTGCATCTGAAATAGCCATGATTGCTCCTTATTGTGGCTCAACAGGCCAAGTAATTGTCCAAGGGAAATCTGTCTGCGCAGTCACATCACGCAAGGCTTGACGATATGTAGCCCATACTGCTTTATCAACAGGCGAATCAGCCACTTGTGTCCAGTCGCAATCAGCTAGTTTGTCACTACGGGTTTGGCGCACAGATTTAGCTTGTTCAGCGTCTTTAGCGGTAATGGCATCAGCGTCCATGTCAGCAACGCTGTATTTGGTATACCACTTGCCATCTAGTTGTTCTACGCCATCAGCGTATGCTATTTGGTATCGTGTAGGTTGAGCTTGTGCGCCTTCAAAGACTACATCAGCACCCAAAGCAGTTAAGACTTCAGTTGTTGTTATATCCCATGATGGGCCGCCATTGGCTTTTGTGTATGCACGAAATTCACTTTCGTACATGACTTGTCCAGTTGATTGAATTCGTACTTGCATGATGTTCCTTATGCGATAGCCAAGAAGATGAATGTGCCACCGCTTCCATTGATGGCGGCTGGCGCAGTAGAGCTAATCTCAAACCCTGCGCTGTATGTGTCAATGTAGTCGGTTGATGTTACTTCAGCGGCTGTGCTATTGAGTAAGAGGTATGGGTCATTGCCAGCAATAATTCCTCGTGCTGTATCCCATACATACCAATCGCCAGTTGAGCTGGTACGTTTTATTAAAACAAACCTTGCACCAGCAGTAAAGCCACAATCAATTTGAAGTGTAGTTCCCGTACCTGTGTATGAGCCTACTTTGGAAACACCCGCACAAGTGGCAAATAGGTAGGCGACAAAGGTTGTTCCTGAGCCATTGATATTGTTGTTTGCCCCAACAGTAAACTGAGTTGATGTAGGCGCTGTTTCATTCCAGATGCCATTTGGATTTGCCGCAGAAGCAGCCGCCCCAGTTGTTTGCAATATTAAATTTTGCGTTGCGCCTAATGTTGCTGAATACACAAACCATGAATAAGCACTACTGCGCCCCTTAACAATCATTAACTCTGGAACAACACCTAGGTTGTGTGTAAGCGTTTGCGTTGTTGATCCAGAAACACGATTTCCTGTATAGCAAACCTCATCAAAAAACGATGGTGCTCTTCTAAAGTTCCAATATGCAACACTGGTTGTCATGCCTTGACTCACAGACATATATTTATCTAAAAAACCAGTATTGTTGTCTAGACCAACGCCATTATTTGTAACTGAAAATATACTCTCGTCATAACCTCCGTTAGTAACCATTACTTTTGTAGTGCCTGATGCTTGACTACCACGCAATCTGTCAATTAAAAATGTCCAGTCGTTTGAAGATTTATTCCTTTGAGTCATAAACAACATATCAGTAGGAAATCCTGATGTAACTGGAGTAGTGCTACTTGGAACTTGTGCAATAGGATTAAACACACTCGTCCCACTCGTAGGCACTTTCATCGGGCCTCTGCGAATAGCTATGTAGATGTAAACATCTGTATTTAAATTGGTTGCACTACTAACTGTATTTAATGCAAATCCTGTTGCAGTTGGCGTAATAAGGTTACTTCCTACATATTCGGCATCACTTGCATTTGGATACAGTTGTGCTGTTGGTTGACTTACAGGCATGCCTCGCATATTGTCAAACAAGTACCAATTATCGGCCTGTCCCGTACTTTTAATTAAGACCCACTGAGGCTCGTAGCCCAATGTCACAACAGGGCCAGATGTAGACCCATTACCTGTATAAGACCCACACGAAATCACATTGTCTGTACCAGTCAGACCAAAGCCTCCTGCGTCATGGGCGAATAGGTAGGCTACATAAGTTCCAGCAGACTCATTAACTGTGCTTGAACTACCAACGCTAAAGGTTGTGCTTGTAACACTTTGAATTTGACTAGAATCAGTAGCAAAAGCAGAAGTAGTGTTTAAAGAAGCATATTTATTATTTCCAGTAGACCTGTGCCAAACTATCCAATCATTAGCACCATTAATTTTTTTGACAATTACACATCCAGGTTCTGACCCTAAATTATGG